CTTCATATTCTTTATCTTCGTCAATATCAACAACACCGTTTTCATGAAGTCCTTCCATAAGCATTTGATAAGATTCACTCTCATCAAACTCATCATCATCTCCTTCATCTTCACTATCATCGTCTTCATCTTCGTCATCGATTCCGTCATCAGTTTCATCTTCATCACTGACTCCTTGATCTTCTTCAAAATCGTCTTCAGACTCTTCGGTACCTTCTTCAAGTCCAGCATCGATTTCTTGACCTTCCTCTCCTTGAGGAACAGCTTTTTGCACATCTTCTCCTTGTAAATCTTCACTTGTTAATCCAAAATCCATAATCTCTTACCTTTATGTTTATTTATTCTTAAATTTCATTACTCCTTTTCTGGCTTTACCATAAGTCTTCTTTGTAGCGTTATTATAGTTTTCTTTTTTTCTTTTGATGTCAGACAGTCTTTTTGTTTGAGCATCCTGGGTAACTGATCCTTGACCTTGCAGTGCTTTCTTTCGAACACTTTCTCTTACCACTTCTTCTTGGCTCATCCCAGACAAAGCTTTCATCTGCTTCTTGTGACCTTTAGACCCTGCTGGGTATCTTCTTTTATCTATTGGCATACTTACTTTTTTTATTTACTCCTTTTCCGTATTTAGGTATGTTTCCTGTCAAGTCTACTGGACTATACGGTTTTTCCGAATAGTTCACTGGACCTAATCTTTTTTCAAGAGTTACTGGAGTATCCGCTTTTTTAACAGGATCGTTGTTAAAGATAGATTCACCACCTCCTACTCTCTTGTCTGCTGTATACGTCTTGACATCGCTACGGTCAGGTAAATACTTACCGCTCAAGCTATCATTGACTCCATAACCTTCATTACCCTTTACGGTACTTTGATCTAAAACAGACGGAGCTGCGTCGCCTTTTGGTATATGATTGGTGTTTGTTGGCTCAACTTCTTCCTCGCTTTCAAAGCTTGAGAATGTATCAGACAAAACTTTAGCACCGCCGGAAATAGCTCCAGCGGTCTCTTTATGTTTCTCGTGCCTATTGTTAATAGCTACTAAATCAGCTATCCCTCCTGCTACTCCCAGCCCTTTACTGAAGCCGTTAGCTATTTTAGTTCCTTTTGTTCCTAGCTTTGGTATTTTCATTTCTTCTTGAATTTCATCCCTTTTCTAGCTTTAGGGACCCTTGTTGTCACTTCTTTTGTTGCTCTCTTGAGTTCTTTATCTGAGTGCTTGTCGTAATCTTTCCAAATTGCTTTAGCCTCTTCGTTAGTCGCAGTTTTTAACTATTCGTATGGGACTGGAGCATTCTTCGTCATTTCATCTATAGTGTAGTCCTCCCTCTCTTGAAGCGGAGCATTTCTGCTTGGTTTCTTTTTTGAACTGAGATAATACCTTGTTTCTTCGCTAGTTCTTCTTTTTTCGAAGTCGTCAAGATATTCTTCAGTCTCTTTTCTTGACTCTTCATTACTGTAATCCTTAGGTGGATTCTTCTTGAATTTCATAATCTTACTTTTCTCCTGCTACTTTATTTTTCAAAGCGGTTTTCGCTTTTAACTTTTCTATCCTTTCTTTTGATTTAATCTCTTCTCTCTTGATGCTGTTTTGATCTTTAGCTATCTGATTCTGAGACTCTACTTTTCTATTCTCTATCATAGACTTGTTCTCTTCAGCGAATAGCTTAAGTTGTCTATCACCTTCGGCTGCAATCATAGATGAGTCATCACCTTCAGCACCTTGAGCGTCTCTACCTGTTGCTGATATAATAGCTTTCTGAAGTTCACCTTGAGTCTTCATTGCTTGAAGTTCTTTCTCATGAGCGTACTCTCTTTCTTTAGCTTCTATTTCTGCTTGCTTCATCTCTTGCTCATGCTGTTGTTGAGCTTGACTAGCTTGTGATTGTTGCTCTTGAAGATCTTTCTCTCCTTTCTTGATGATGTTAGATACTTCAGAAATAGAGTTGCTTCTAAGCGCATCGATAATACTAGAGAATGAAGTTTTCTCACTCTGCATAGCAAGTCTAGCAAGGCTCTCGATTTCAGCGAATATCTTATTGTCTTTAGATGAGTTAGTAACGAATGCCCCGAATGAAGATAATGCATATTGATCCATATCGATCTCAGTCATTATTCTCTCTACATCATCTAACACATAGTTCAACACCTTTTTCCCTTTGTATGCATGTCTAGCAAGGTTAAGAGTCTTCTGTAACACAGCTTTCTTAACTTCGTTATGCATATAGAACCATGGCTCTGTAATAGCAGATGATTGTACTTGAGAATGCCTAACAGAACTAGCTGTCTCTGAAGCCATGATCTGACCTTCTCTCTGAGGGGTAATCCCTAACATAGAGTCTATCTCGGTCTCAACCTTATCCATTATCTGAATGTACTGACCAATAGAGTCTGAAAGAGATAAATCAAGAACCTTAAGCATATCCATCGTTGGATTCTTTCCTGTATTCGCGCCTGACTTCCCTTCTTCGTGAGAGTTAACAAGAGCGATACCTGCCGAATCGAATAGATACATCCATTTCTCCATATCGAATCCTTGGGACTTAGGAAGCATAGCCATATCAAAACCAATCTTCTTTCCGCCTGGTTTAGATAATTCTTGCTCTAGCTTAAACCATAATGCAATATGTAAGTATTGATGAGGCTTAATCAAATCAACCATAGAGGTTTGAATAGAGTTGGTCCCATTCATTACTCTCCCTATGTATGGAAGATCAAGCATATAAGGATCTTCAGGATCGAAATCAGTGTTGTCAGAAGGTCGAACGCCAACAATCATATCGTCAGCAATTTTAACTCCTTCCCAAATCTCAGGAACCCACTTCCATTCAACGAATCCCATTTCATCCTCTGCCGGTACCTTGAATCCTTCATCAAAGATAACTTCCATTTGAGGCTCTCCTTTTTCATCAAGGAAAGAATAGAAACCTAGCTTCCTTAGTGATCTCCAGCAAACTTGTGTAACAACATAGTGTTGATTGGAGACACTTGCTTTTGAGTACGCTCCATTTCTAGAAGAATCAAAATCACCCATCTCATAAGCAAACTCAGGAAGCATCCCGTTAGTAACTTCTGCTCTAATGTTCCCTTCCATCAAGTCATCAATGTTTTTGTCAGTTAAGTATTCACCTAACTCATCAATAATCTGACCTGCAGTCATTGCTCTATCTTCTCTTACCCAATCGCCTCTTTCTATTCTAGGCTCATCCGGGTTACGATCGTAATCAAGGTTCAGTGGATTAGTAGCTCTGTGTATTAATCTACCATTAGATATACCTACATAGATAATATCCTCAGCAGCAACCATAGCGTGTTCCCATGCATTATTGAATACAGTCTTTAAATCATTCTTCATCTCAACATACTTGAGTAGATGATTCGCTTGTTGCTCTATAATGTCCTGATAACTAGACTCATGGTGCTTAGCTATCTGTTCTAATTCCGGAGGAGGGACTTCTTGACCTGTCTTTGGATCTACTTGAGGCTCAGGGTTGATACCCATTTGATGATACAATTGCATTGTAGCGCCTTGAAGTAAAGCCTCTCTTTTAGCTTGGTCCTTAACTTTTACTACATCTCCTCCCACGCCTATCACATGATAATTGAAAGGTCTATTCATCTCCTCTCCTTTCATTAAGGAAAGTTTGTTGAAGATAAGATTCATTTGCCTTAATTGCCCTGGTGTTTTACCTACATCAGAATTATTAAGACCATAAGGGTCCATTACATGTTTAAAGTCATTCTCATCAATAATAGAATTGACTAGATCATAGTTCGTTTGTTTTCTTTGCCATGACGTTCGACCATTAGTTTGTCGCATCATCCCTTTTGCAAAGATAGCATTAACGCAATCCTCTCCCCATTTTTTTGTTTTCTTCTTTCTCGAAATCCTTTGAGGAGGTAGTTGAGTAACACCTCCGTATGGGTTTGTTGTGCTATTAGGCATATTTAATTAAATAAAGATCCAAAAGAGGCTTGACCAACTCCGGCCATGACTTTCCCCTCTTCATTAGTACGACTTCCGACACCTGCGAAGTTCCTTTTAAAGAATGGATCATTGATAAGTAAGTTTTCTTTTTTGACTTCATCTACTTTAATTTGCTTCTTCTGAAGTAGATGGAGTATGGTTAACGCAATAGATATAAACCTATCAAGGTTACCGTCTCTATTGTAATACATCAATTCCTCTAGTAAAGGTATTGAGTAGATTTTATGAAGATTCTTTTTGCCCCCTCCAGCATCAGCTAGAAGCCAATCCCTCAAGTATATTTCGATTTCATCTTTAATACCATCAGTCATGTGAATACCATAGGTTCTATCTACAGTAGTCCTCTCTGTTGCTTTTAAGATATCCGGTTGTCTAGCTAGTAGATGCAACGAATGATTGTGCTGAAAGTAAGCTTTCATTGAATTCCTCTCATTCTCATATAAGCATGTTGCATTGTAATACAGTAGCAATCTTCTAACCGTTTCGTGATGTTGATCAGCAGTTGCCGGCCTCGCTGTGTATTCAGCTACTGGCCAATCATAATGCCCTTCAGAATGATGGAATCTCTTGTATATAAATGTAGAACCTAATGAAGCGGTACTAGACTGATCTTGATCATAGGGATCGGTACCGGCTATATAGAGTCCATAAGGTATCGATCCATCTTCAGCTATGTGTTGAGGGTGTTCCCATATCCTGATAGCTCCATCAGTGTTTGATGACCTCTCCATTTTGTATCCGCACGAAAACATAGTACCGTTTATATCAGGTCGCCACGCGACCGTCTCGCCACCGCTTTCGCTTTGGACGAGGACTATCTCTCCGAGCTCGCCTTTTACAACGTCATCTGTCTGTATTTTAGACTTAACCCATCCTAATTGCTCTTTGATATCCGAAACAGGAAGCACAGAGTTCCCTGACATAAGGAAAGCTTCCGACGGAGCGTTAGGGTTATTCTGAAGCTCTGTGTTTAGAGCTGTTTTATCATTACCTCTCTTGAGTCCTTCTCTCTTTGTTACAATGTACTTATCTGCTTTGCTATCAATTGTAACGCCTTCGCTATCTTTGAAATCATTCAGTCCATACTTGTAAGGAACGAAGAATCCGATCTCTCCTGCTTCTTCCCATATATCATCAAATGCCAGGCAGTCATAAGCTGTCGGGTGAAAGAATACATCCATTGCTGCGTCTGTTCTTCCATTCTCTGCGCCACCACCGGTGCCCATTATGTAGATAACACCAAATTTACGAGGACCATTATAGGTTGTATCCTTCATCGCCCCTAAAGACTCTTTCAGGTTATTCATAAACATCCCTTCTTCCAGTACAGCAAAAGAGTTACGAGTACCTGCTGCTGCTAATGGATTGTCTTTGAATGTCTTATGGTGTATCATAGATCCGGAACCTCTCTTAAACCATTCGTTCCCGACCTTTACATCTACTTTAGCTTGTATCAACTTCTTACCTGAGTAAAGAGATCCTGAATAAGCTTTGTGTAATGGCGATCTATATTCTCTCCCTTGGAATGTAACAGATCCGGCAAGATTCTCTATTGCTGTTTCAGTCTTCTCGAGTAAATCGGTAGAATACTTAGCGTCAATCGCACCAACTAGTGTTTCAGTCTTAAGCCTATCGGCATCGCCTCTTAATCCTGCTAGATATTCGTCGTAGTCAGTAGCTCCGTCTGTAAGGAAATTGTGAGATATCTTTCCAGCCGCATCATAGGATTTACCGTTACCCCTTGATTCTAAATCAATTACATTTTGAGCATCATTATCGAATAGAGGTTTACCTAGATTCTTAGAGTGTACTATTCTTAAATAGTCTCTAGCATCAATGTATTTCTTTTCGGTGCCGTCTTTTTTATAACAGTTCTTAGGAGTAGAGAATAGTCTTTGATCAGAAGGTATCTGCATATCTCTCCAGCAAGTGTATTCTTCATCATCAGAGAATCCGGAGAATCCTTTTGCTTCCATGTAGACATAATGCTTCTCCCACTCTAAATCCCTCAGGAATGGTTTAGCAATAATCTTACCTTTAGCTGATCCATCTTTAGATAATGATATCTTAGTGAAGTTCACATAGAAATATAAAGAGCCTGGCATCCATTTACCGTCATGCCAGTACCCTTCAATCATTCTTCTTTTCTGTTGCTTCCAATACCTAAGATACTTTTGACTCAGAGGATTTAAAGGAAACTCTTTCTCGTCTACTAAGAAGTGTTTATTAGATACTTGCTTAGAGTGCTTGTACTCGTCTTTGTAAGTAAAGACGTTTCTCGTGTTTCTCTTTATCATTCTTCTCTTTCGCTAATCTCTTATCTTTGTCTACGGACCTTTCCTCAATTAATCTCTGTCTCTGTTTAAAAGGCCTGAAGGTACCAATGTGATGCATCCTTATAGTTTCATCGAGTCCTTCTTGAATAATTTTCTTGATACTATTGAAATAAAACATAATGATTTTATGCACTTTATCTCTACTGTAGCCGTATTTCTCAGAAATCTCAGCCACCCTTTTATCGTGTTCACTCACATTACACCTTGATCAGATAATGAAGCTTCTGCTCCACCTTTTTGTTTACCATCTTTACTTGCGGCTTTCTCTTTAACTACTGCAGCCATAGCTCCTTCTACTGCTTTGTATATCTTATCAGTACTAGCCTGCATCTTGTCAAGCATATCCCAGTTATCTTTCGAGTAGTTGTTCTCGTCGATGAACTTAGCTCTTTCCTCCATCTTCTCTTCTGCCTTTCTTAAAGCTCTCTCTAGACGGGTTTCTTG